TGCATCGGTTCCATGGGCGAGGCCGCAGCATACGTCCAACCAAGGTTTTGGGGTTAGGACGGCGAGATCCCTTGCGGGCCAAGGCTTCTCCTAACCGTCTAACCTCCTAACCTCTAGTAGTAAGTAAGTAAAAGAGGGGTAAGGGGGAGTACGGGGTAACTCTGTAAGGGAAGTGGGTCGGTCCGCTGGTTAGGCGGCTGAGATCCACTGCAGCGCAAGGCGTCTGACCGTCTAGCCGGCATGTTGGCCGTCCAACTGGTAGTACCAGCGCCTCTTGCCGGTCGATTCGCGGCGTTTGGCCCAACCCAGCTCCTTGAGGATCGAGGCCACCTGCATCTGGTCGGCCTTGGACTGGCGCTCCATGGGTTTCTGGATGGCCTTGGCGAGGATCTCCTCAGAGGTCAGCGGCTCGGTGCTGCGGCGTTCAGCGAGGTAGGAAAGGATGGCGGCACGCCATGGCGACTCGATCATGTAGGCATCGTTTTCTTGCTGAACAGCTAGTTCCATGGCTGCAGGAAGGCGGCTGGTTTCACCGTTGCGGTAGGCGTGAACCGCTGCAGACCAGATGGCATCACGCTCCATTAAAAGCATGGCGGTATTGATTTGATCCACTTGTGTTCGAGTTGTGGGTATCACCCAAAAGCGACGGTTGCCGGTTTCATCCACAAGAAACCCAGCGGTTTTATTGGTGGTGCCAACAATGATGCCACGCCTTGGGAATGCTTCAACGGCCTTGCCATATGGCACCCGGAGTAGATCTACTGCTTGGGATAAGAATGCCTTGACTTGTCCAGCGTGCTTGCGATTGGTGATGTGATCAAGCTCTGCCCATTCCATAATCCACGAACGGTGGAGCACCATTACGTCGTCTTTGGTGCTGATGTCACCCAGTGCATCTGAGTAAAACGGGCCACCTAAACACCCCCAGAAGCTGGATTTGTATGCACCTTGATCGCCCATGATCACGCAGGCGGTGTCATGCTTGTAACCAGGATCAAAAGCACGAGCAACAGCGCCGATCAAGGTGCGCTTGAGCATCTCGTCGTAGATCGTGGTCTCACCGCCTTGATCCTCTGGACGAAGGTATGCGGTAGCAAGGCCGTCGATGTAAGCCGGCTGGACGTGCTGCTCGCAATGGGTCAGGTACTCGGTTACGGGGTCGTAGGGGTTCTCGTTGGCGACCTGCACAAGGCAGTCAATAGCCAGCTCCTTGCCGACCTTGTAACCCATCTCTGCCAGCTTCAGGTAAAAGCGATCGGCGCCATCGATGACCTTGCCCTTGATTTCGATCTGCTGGGTGAAGACGTTGTAGCGGATCTCATCGGTCTGGCTGCGCAGCAGGGCTAACAGCTCTGCGGTTTCCAGTTTTTCCGGCTTGTTGATGATCGGCGCCTTGGCATCGCCGTCACCGTCACCTGTCGCCACCCTGCGCTGCGGCTCGCGACGCCGCGGCTGCCAGCCGTCTTTTTTGGCCATGTCGCCAAGGGTGCCAAGGCTGATGCCGGACTTCTTGAAGCTGCGCCACTTGCGCTGGCAATCACTGGGCTTGTGCTTGCCGGATTGCGCTGACCACTGCTCCCAGTCGTCTAGCAAAGCATCGTCGCCAACGCTATGGAGCGCCATGCCAACGGCTAGCCAGTCGTCGTAGTCATCAGCGCGACTGCTGGCTAGGGCGTCGAGGTAAGAACGCGCCCTGGTGGCATCGTCGGCACCATTTATCACTGGCGGCAAGACCACCGGCTCAGCTACTGGCTTGAGCATCCGCTCGATTAGGCAAAGCGGCGCCTCGGCTAGGTCGAGATCTTCGGGGCTGTATTTGGCCACCCAGCGGTAGCCGCTGGTGGCTGGGTGCGCGCCGGCTACAACGGACTGGCAGCCGGTCCAACGAAGTTCCACCTGCTCCGGTTTGCCGTCGGAGTCGGTGACACCTGACTTGTACTTGCGTGTGGCAATCCCATGCCAATACTCCTCTGGGACGCGGTAGATGACCTGAAACCTGCCGTCACGACCGGAGGTAACAGTCCACGAGCGCGGCAACGACGACATAGGGCAACCCCAGTCGCGAAGGATGGTGCTAGCGCTGCGGCCGTCGTGATCCAGGAACAGCAAGCCACCAGATGGCACGCCACAGCACACGCCAATCGCACGAGCGCGACCGGAATCAAGCTCGGCCTGCAGGTTGGCTTTATCTAGTGGGTTGTCCTGCCACTTGAGTTGATATGGCCGCTTTTGGCCATCGACAGCAACGTATCCCCACCCATCGGGCAGGCGGTTTAACTCATCGCGCAAGTTCACTCGGACTCCTGGGCGCGGCGCATGGCTTCCTCAACCACAAGGCGGATCACTGCGCTGCGGGACAGGCCAGCAGCACGCCGCCGGTCTAACCACTGCACCTGTTGCGGCGTAAACAAAACTGAGATGGGGTGCACGGTCTCGGCTGAAAGCTTGCCAAGCTTAGCCAAAGTCGCTAAGGTTGCAAGGCACCTCACGGCTGCGCCTGCTTGTGAACCCTATTTACCGAATCACCTACCAACGCCCCTGGGGCAAATGCGTGGTTAACACCGCTCAATTTGCTACTGAGGCAGAATTGCGGATTGGCTTTGCCAAATCATACAAAGGTTGCGATCTTCTTGAAATCGAAGATGTAACAAAAGAGTATTTGCCCAACTCATGAGCAGAACCTATTTAGAGCAAAATGTTTACGATGCAGCCATAGAGCGGCTGGATTTTATCTTTGCTCACTTTACCCGCATTTACGTCTCCTTTTCTGGCGGCAAAGATAGCGGAGTTCTCCTAAATCTTGTTTGCGACTACGTGCGAGAGCGCAAGCTGCCGATCAAAATTGGCGTTCAGATTATGGATAACGAGGCCAACTACACCCATAGCGAGGAGTTCATGCATCGCATCCTCCAAGCCAACCGGGACATCCTTGACATTTATTGGTGCTGCCTGCCCATCACCCTGCCTTGCACCGTTTCCTCCTACGAAATTGACTGGCAGTGCTGGGGCGAAGCCGACCGTCACCGCTGGATTCGCCCCATGTCGCAGCAGGATTACATCGTCAATCTCCAAAACCATCCCTTTGGCGACCTGTTCATCGAGAACATGGACTATGCCACGTTCTGGGATATGTTCGCAGAGTGGTACAGCCAAGGCCAGCCATGCGCCAACCTGATTGGCATTCGCACTGTTGAATCACTGAACCGGTTCAGGGCAATCCTGAATCAAGACAAAGAGACCATACTTGGCCGCATGTGGACCAAGAAAAACACGGCGCATACCTACAACTGCTATCCGATCTATGACTGGCGTACAGAGGACATCTGGACCGCTAACGCCAAATTTGGATGGGATTACAACAACCTTTATGACGTGTTTTACATGGCTGGCATTCCCATCAAAAAGATGCGGGTTGCCTCTCCGTTTATGTCAGAGTCCAAATCCAGTCTTGCTATGTATCGGGTGATCGACCCGCAGGTCTGGGCGAGGCTTTGCGCGAGAGTTGGCGGTGCCAACTTCATGGCTACCTATGGCAAACAGCTTGATTACAAATCCTTTAAGCTGCCCGCGGGCCACACTTGGAAGTCCTTTGTGAAGTTCCTGTTGGCCACCTTGCCGGATCAGTCAAGCGCAAATTTTAAGCAGCGCTTCATCCAGTCAATCCGCTATTGGGGCAGGGTGGGGCGCGGTCTTCCTGATGCCATTATTGAAGCTCTTGGCCGTATTGGCATTCGCTTTTACATCAATGGCACCACGCGCCACGGCGGCAACAATTTGCGCCGCGTAGTGATCAAGGTGCCGCCTGACCACCTTGATGATCTGCCATGCCACAACAGCATGGTCACATCTTGGAAGAGGTTTGCTATCACAATGCTCAAGAACGACCACACTTGCAAATACTTGGGGCTGGCGCCAACGCAAGAGCAGCAGCGCCGCCAGAGATCAATCCAACGCAAGTACAGCCAAGTCCTCAACCGTTCCGCCAAATGAAGATCCTGAACGCCGCACAACTTCCTGATGACCGCGTTGTGCAATGCCCACGTGGTGGTTTCACCAGTCATCGGCTTGTCGTCGAAACCGACGGCATGGGCTACAGCATGACTAAAACCGTTATTCACCCTGGCAAGCCGCACCGCTGGCACTATCAACACCACCTTGAAACGTGCTACTGCGTCAGCGGCAAAGGTCGGCTGATCAATGAAACCACGCAAGAAATTATCGCGATTGGCCCTGACGTGACCTACCTGCTTGACAAGCACGATGCTCACACGTTTGAGGCCTTAGAGCCCACCACGTTGATCTGTGTATTCAACCCACCCCTTAAAGGCAATGAACTCCATGACGAGAACGACTCTTACCCTTGGCGATCCCCGGTCTACTCTGTTCGCAGTATTCCTATTGAGAAAGTTACCGCCAACGATTACAACCCCAACTCTGTGGCGCCGCCTGAAATGGCACTACTCGAAACATCCATCTGGGAAGATGGTTACACGCAACCTGTCGTTGTCGTGCATGATGCCGAGCGTGACCTTTATGTGGTCGTTGACGGTTTTCACCGATACCTGACGCTAAAAAACAGCCAACGCATCCGTGAACGCGAAGGTGGCCGCTTGCCAGTGGTTGTACTCCGCAAGGAACTCCATGACCGCATGGCGTCAACCATCCGCCACAACCGCGCTCGTGGTTCACACAACATTGAACTGATGAGCGTAATCGTTGCCGAATTGATCGAGATGGGCAAAGGTGATGCATGGATTTGCAAGCACATTGGCATGAGCCCTGATGAGCTGTTGCGCCTGAAACAGGTGACTGGCCTAGCCTCGCTATTCCTTGGCAAGGATTTCAGCAAGGCATGGGACGTTGAGCAGATCGACAACATTACAGAGGATCTCGAACGTGAAGCTCAAGAGGATTTGGTTGCCCATTGATGCCTGGGAAGAGATCGGCCACAACATGTGGGGCGATGTGCCAAATCGACGCATTGCCCTATATCGCGCACAAATCTTTACCGGCAATCACCGCCTTTACGGGCGCTACATGCAACGGGTCACCGTGGAGTGGCCCAATAGCTGCATCAATGCACTGACTGACTACAGCCTCAACCGTAAAGCATGGATCGGGCACGCAGCTTGCGCGCTGGCCCTTCGATGCCCTGAAGACATCACCAGACAAGCATGGGGACTTTTGACGGATGAACAACGGACATTGGCGAACCGCCAAGCAAGCGGAGCCATTCAATCCTGGGAGATGCGCTACAGAGCGAGTCTCGGAATACGTGCGCACGTGGAAAGCCCGTTGTTATTCGCACGAGATTCCAGGTGAGGTGCCGGCCAAAGTAGCTGCGTCAGGCCGCGCGCCGTCATGGCGAGCTGTCGCCATTGCCTTGCTGCAGAACGATCTGCACCTTTACCAGCTGGGCTATGCGCGGCCTGCATACGAGCGACAACGCCGTGCCGTGACTATGGCTCAAATTGCCATGCACGGAACACCTGCAGATGGCGCGCAATTGGAGTTGCCTCTATGAACCTCCGCCCCTACCAAACCGAGCTAGTAACCGCCATCCGCCTGCAGTACCAACTAGGGCGCCGCAAGGTGCTGGCAGTGCTGCCTACTGGTGGTGGCAAGACGGTGATCTTTAGCCACATTGCCCAATCCGCCGCCCGCAAGGGCAACCGCGTGCTGATCGCCGTTCACCGTCAAGAACTGCTGGATCAAGCCTGCCGTTCACTGCCGATGCCGCATGGCGTGATTGCCGCCAATCGCGGCATGGATCTAAGCCATGCAGTGCAGGTTGCCAGCGTGCAGACGCTTGCCCGCAGGCTCCACAAGCTGCCGCGTGACTTTTTTCAGCTTGTCATCATCGACGAAGCGCACCACAGCAATGCCGGCACCTGGGCCAAAACGCTGGAGCATTTCCAGTCATCCCACTTGCTGGGCGTCACCGCGACTCCGATCCGCCTCGACGGCCGCGGCCTTGGCGAGCACTACCAAACCATGGTGGAAGGCCCCAGCGCTGCCTGGCTAACCGACAACGGATACCTAGCTGCTGCCAAGGTGCTAGCGCCACCGGGCTTTGACACCACCGGCCTACGCAAGCGGATGGGTGATTTCGACACCAAAGAGGCCGAGCACCGTGTCGGCACGATCATGGGCGACTGTCTGAGCCACTACCGCAAGCACCTATCGGGCCAGACTGCAATCGCGTTCTGCTGCTCAGTGGCCCACGCGGAGGCCGTGGCTTCTCTCTTCCAGTGCAACGGCATCCCAGCCGCAAGTATTGACGGCACCATGACCAGCGAGCAGCGGCGTGACCTGCTGCAGGCGCTAGGTGCTGGCCGGATACGCATCCTCACCTCCTGCGCACTAATTGGTGAGGGCGTCGATGTCCCATCAGTCGGCGGCTGCATCCTGCTCAGGCCCACTGCATCTACCAGCCTGCACTTGCAGATGATCGGCCGGTGCCTGCGGCCATCACCGGGCAAGGCTGCAGCAGTGGTGCTGGATCACGTCGGCAATACGCTGCGCCTTGGCCATCACCTCGAGCCGCGTGAGTGGACGCTAGACGGTCTTAAAAAGCGCGACCGCGAGGCAGCGCCCAGCGTCAAGGTCTGCCCCAGCTGCTTTGCCGCCATGGCCAGCCAGGCCAAGCAATGCTTGGAATGTGGGCATCGCTTTGCGCCAGAGGCACGCGAGCTGCAGCAGGTGGATGGGGAGTTGGTTGAGGTTCAATCAGGCAGGCTAAAAATTGGTGATAAGGTTGAGCGATTAATAAATGGCCAATGGCGTGGAGGATTCGTTGTAACAGGTTTTGATGAAAGCGATTTATGCGAATGGATAGGGAGAATGGCTACTGTTAGATGTGATGTTGCGTCTGCTGGACTGAAAGCTGGAGATCATTCTTTTGTGCCATTTGATTGCGTGCGCATTGACAGCAGCGGATGGCGCCGCGAGCAACGCACCGCCCAATCCCTCGACGACCTACGCCAACTAGCGCAGCAACGCGGCTACAAGCGAGGATGGGCTGAGAGGGTCTATCAGGCTAGGTTGCTCAAGAGGCATGGCGGATGATGACACACATCTTTTCCTGTGGCGGCGGCGTTCAATCCACCGCCTGCCTGGTGCTAGCCGCTCAAGGCCGCATACCATATCGCACTTTTGTGTTTGCCAATGTTGGCAATCAAGCTGAATCGCCTGACACTATTGAATACATTGCAAAAGTGCTTAAGCCATACGCTGCCAAACACAGCATTGAATGGGTTGACTTGCAACGCAGGCGGCGAAATGGCACTCCAGTAGACCTTTACGATCATTTGCATCGTCCCATTCGATCCATAGACATTCCGGTGCGGATGGCCAATGGAGCACCAGGTAACCGCAACTGCACAGTGGAGTTCAAGATCAAACCCATTGCGCGATGGATCAAACGCAACGCACCGAACTGCGTCCTTGGCAAAGGGATCAGCACTGATGAGCCACACCGCGCCACACCAAGCCGCGAATCTGATGGCTACACCAGCGCTTACCCGTTGATTGAGCTGGGACTTAGCCGTCAGGATTGTTTGCGCTTGGTGGCGGAAGCCGGCCTGCCTCAGCCGCCCAAATCATCGTGTTGGTTCTGCCCATACAAAACCACCGACCAATGGATCACGATGAGGCAAGAACGGCCAGAGCTATTTGAGCGTGTGGTTCAGCTTGAAGAAATGCTGAACGCCAAGCGCGCCGCCATCGGCAAGGATCAGGTTTTCATAAGTGGACGATGCAAGCCGCTATCCGTTGCAATCCCAGATCAGCTTGGGTTGTTTCCATCTTGGGTGGACGAGCAAGATGGATGCGAGTCTGGCTATTGCATGACGTGACCGAGCAGCAAATTCAGCAACACATCCGCCTGACCTGCAGCAACGGTGACACGCGCCTGTTCCGCAACAACACCGGCACGCTCAAGGACGCCAATGGCCGCCCGGTTCAGTTCGGTCTGTGCAAGGGCAGCGCTGATCTGATTGGCTGGCGCACGGTGACTGTTACGCCAGAGATGGTCGGCACCACCGTGGCCGTCTTCACCTCTATAGAGGTCAAGACCGCAACCGGCCGGCTCCGGCCTGAGCAGCAGCAATGGCTAGACGCGGTGCGAGCCGCTGGTGGCATTGCCGGTGTGGCGCGGTCGGTTAGCGATGCAGAGGCATTGTTAAGAGATCTTGCACAAGGCTGACCAAGGCGGTGCATGGTGTACAGTGGCATCACGAGGGAAGGGGATCCGCCACCTCGTTAAAAACGCGGCCAGGGGGAACAGAGCACACGACCCCGCAATCGAGCTCAACAGGGCCTAAATAAGCCCGCACCGCCGGTTGGCCCGGCACACACCCCAACCCGAGAACCATGACGACTACGACACTTGCACTGATCGCAGCGCTGCTACTCCTGCCGATCATCATCCTGCTGTGGGCCACTGAGTCCACCGAGCAACGCGTCAAGCGCCTGCGCAGCTACGGCTGGACGCAACGCCGCATTGCCGACCACATGGGCATCAGCCGCAGCCGTGTGCAACGCATTGTGACTGCCCACGGCTGAGCGGGGCGGCGCATGGTGTAGGATTTGGGGACAGGAGGCGAGAGCTTCCACCCCAAACCGAGAACCATGGCCATCCTCGAAACTATCGCCCAGATCGACGCCCAGTTCGAGCCCGATCCTACGGCGACAATCGACGCTATCGGCACCCTAGCCGATGGCCGTACCGTGGACCTGTTTATCTATAACAAGTGTGAGGGCGAGGGGCCTGAGGTTCAGCCAGGCGCATCCTTCCTGCCCTACGGCGGGATCTACTACAATCCCTGGCCACTGGTGAGCATCCGGGAGGCCTGACCCCCACGCGGCCAGCCGGAGCCGCACCCAATCCGGCCTTCACCCAACTCGAGAACCATGATCAAGACCATCGACCGACTCGCAATGCTGGTGATCATCTTTGGCATTGCTGCCATGGCATATGACACTGGCAAGCAGCAGGTACAGGCTCACCACGCTTGCCAAGAGCAGCTGAAGCCATGACCGTCAACGATACCTACTGGACGTTGCAGACGGCTATCCACCACGGCGGCGGTTTTTACCGCCGCTTGGCTGAGGCGACACTGCACGCCGATCCAGACAACAAGCAGCGCGTACTGCTTGCATTTCCAGAGCTGCAGCAGTGCTACGGCCCACAGACGCACCTGCATCGCCAGCTGAGGGCAGCATGATCAGCAACGCTGAATATCACGCTGACCCAGCTGTTAGCGCTAGCCATCTGCACGCCGTCGCCGCCAGTCCATACCACTACTGGGCGCGGTATCTCAACCCGCAGCGGCCGTCATCGGTACCGACCGCAGCGATGAAGTTAGGCAGCTTGACGCATTGCGCTGTACTTGAGCCAGACGAGCTAGCCACGCGTTATGCCGTCTGCCTGCCGCGTAATACCAAAGCCGGTAAAGAGATGGCCGCCGAGATGGAAGCATCTGGCATTGAAGCCGTCACTGCAACCGACATGGAGCAGGCGTTAGCCATGGCCGGCGCAGTACGAAGCCACCAAGCTGCCGCAGCACTGCTGCGTGATGGCAAGGCAGAGCAAAGCTTCTGGTGGGATGACATCCCAACCGGCCTCCGTTGCAAATGCCGCCCTGACTGGTACGTGGGCACCACCATCGTGGACCTCAAGACCACGACGGATGCCAGCCCTAAGGGGTTTGCCAAGTCGGTCGCGCAGTGGCGGTACCACGTCCAGCAGGCGCATTACCTGTCTGGTACCTTTGCCGAGCGGTTTGTCTTCATCGCAGTGGAGAAAACCTATCCATTTGCGGTCGGCGTGTATGAATTGGACGCTGATGCAATGCAGCATGGCGACACCGAGCGCCGTGCCAACCTGCAAACCATTGCCGATTGTCGCGTCATCTCTGAATGGCCCGGTTACGGCAATACGATTCAACCGCTAAGACTGCCCAGCTGGGCGCTTAGCACTACCCCAACCATGACATCCGATGACTTCTAGCTCCCTAGCGCTCTGGACGCCAGAGCAAACGCAGCTGATCAGCACCACCATTGCACCTGGCTGCAGCGGTGATGAGCTACGCCTTTTTGCCTATGCCTGCCAGCGCACGGGCTTAGATCCGTTTAGCAAGCAGATCTACGCCATCAAGCGTGGCGGCAAGATGACCATCCAAGCCGGCATTGACGGTCTGCGCAGCATTGCTGAACGCACCGGACAGTTGGATGGTTCCGAAACGCTTTGGTGCGGTGATGACGGCCAATGGACTGATGTATGGCTTGGCAGTAAGCCACCTGCCGCGGCCAAGACCACCATCTGGCGTAAGGGTGCCAGCCATCCATTTACTGGTGTTGCACGGTTTGCGGATTACAACGCTGGGCAAGGGCTCTGGTCCAAGATGGGTGCCGCGATGATTGCCAAATGCTCTGAAGCATTGGCGCTTCGCAAGGCATTTCCTGCTGATCTCTCGGGCGTCTATAGCACCGACGAGATGGAACAAGCCGAGGTGCAGCCCGTCACGGTTACTGCAGCGCCTGCACCTGCCAAGGGTGATGCCAAAATCTTTGCTGCTGGTAAGGCTGCTATCGCCAAAGCAGATACCATTGCCAAGCTGCAAGAGGTAACCGACCGCATGGAAGCCCGCAAGGGTGACCTAAGCGAAGAGCAAATGCAAGAGCTGCTGTCACTTGCATTGCAGAAAGAATGCGCCTTTGTGACGTCTGCCGCTGAGGAGGATCCATTCGATGACTGAGCCGTATTTGACTAATGACCAGCTAGCCAAGCGCTGGGGAATGAAGCCATCCGCTATTAAAAACCAACGCACGCGCGGCATTGGTCCCAAGTATTACACCATCCCGCGTATTGGTTTTCCAGCCGGTACGCCACGGGTGCGGTACCCGCTATCCCAAATCCTGGCCTTTGAAGAGGCCAATAACATCACCCCACTGACATGAGTCTTTACGCATCCGGCATCGTTCGCATCATTTCCGATCCCCAACTGCGTGCTTTTGAAAGCGGCAGCATGGTTGCCAACTTCGCAGGCGGCATTCAAGAGGGCAAAGACAAGGATGGCAATTACATCAACAATGTGATTGACATTGAAATGTGGGGCAAGTCCGCAGAGCTTGTTGTTGATCGCTGCAAAAAGGGTGATTCCATCATGGTGACGGGTAATGTTCGCCGCCAAGAATGGAACGACAAGGAAACCGGCGCCAAACGCAGTAAGCATGTGCTTAATGTGCAGCGGTTTGAATTCTTGCCCCGCGCTGCCCAAGTTGAGGAGGCTGCATTCTGATGAACGAAGCAGATCTTGAGGCGCTATTCCGCCGCTGGTGGTCAGAGTCCTACCCCATGGCGCCAGTCAATAAGCAAGCCGTTGCTAGCCACGTTGCATTTGCTGCATGGCTATTACGCAGCGAAGCGCTGCCTAACTTGACCGACAACTGACGCATACCGGTGGCCTAACGGCCACCTTTTTAACAATGACTGACCTAGTTAACCACCCACCGCATTACAAGCAAGGCGACATCGAGTGCATCCAAGCCATTAAGGCTGCACTAGGCACTGAAGGCTTTAAGGCTTACTGCAAAGGCCAGGTAATCAAATACCTATGGCGTGCAGAGCACAAAGGCAATGCCCTAGAAGACCTCGGCAAAGCCGACTGGTACATGCGCCGGCTGCTGTTGGAGGCGGAGACATGACAGTGCCCTTGATGTTCGAGCTGCTCGTCGCCTACGTCGTGGTCTGCTGCCTGACGTTGTGGTTGGCGTCAAAAATCCTGCCATGAATATTGGCGAGCAGCGGTGCCCTAAATGCAACGGCGTCATGCGCCTTGTCATGCAAGAGCGCACCTACGGCAATCGTGCCAAACGCAGGCGGCATGAATGCTACGACTGCCACGAGCGCAGTACAAGCTACCTTGTAAATGATGACTTTTTTCAGCAGCTAACGGCTGCACATGATATTGTTCAACGGTTGCAGGGGTTTTATTTTGACCACTGCGACGCCACTAATTAGGTGTGGGGGTGGCCGGTCCTCACGAGGTGCCGGCCTCACCGCAGCCCCCACGCTACGGAATGCCCAGTGACTCCGAAAGTCATTGGATCAACAGCATAGCACCCACAATGACGCCCGACTCGTTCAAGCAGTACCTCAACGCCATCGGCCGATACCCATTGCTGTCGGCTGAACAAGAAATCCAACTGTCGCGACAGGTGCGGCGATACCTTGAACTGCGTGACGCTGCAGGCGAACGCACCAAGCAGGAGCAACGCGAGATCCGCGTTGGCATCCGCGCCCGCGACATGATCATCAATTGCAACCTGCGCTTGGTGGTCCACATCTCTAAGCGGTACATCACCCGGCTGCAATCCAACAACATGGACCTCATGGATTTGATCCAAGAGGGTGCGCTTGGCTTGCATCGTGCCGCAGAGATGTTTGATGGCACTAAGGGGTATAAGTTTTCGACTTATGCCTACTGGTGGATTCGCCAAGCAATTACCCGCGCTATCGACACCAAAGAGCGGTTGATTCGTGTGCCACAACATGCGCTAGAAAAGACCTACGCAGCGGCCAAAACGCAACGCGAATTTGCGCAGGCCAATGGCCGCACGCCTACGGTGCGTGAGGTGGCTGACATCCTCAATATCAAAACAGATGAGCTGTTGATGCTGATGGAACGCAATAGGCCACACCGAAGCCTAGATGCGCTGATCACTGAAGATGGCAGCACAATACTAGACATCATCGCCGATGAATATGGCATTGATGATGACCACAACCCTGAAGAGATTTGTGAGCGCGTTGAGCAGCTACAGCTGGCTTTTTTTCGTCTAGATCCATTTGATAGGGATGTTGTGCGCATGAACTTTGGCATTGGCTGTGAAGCGCCGCAAAGTTATGCCGAGATCGGCCGTGACCTTGGCGTATGCAGAGAGCGGGTTAGGCAGCGTGCGCAGCGTGCGCAGCGCAAGTTAAAAATGATCTTGCACCCAGCATTAGCGGCGTAACAGTCGCTTCCACCAAGGTCTTGATTTGGAGCAGTCTAAAAACTGCTCCATTTCTAGTTTGGCAATATGACCAGTTGCCTGTTGGATCAGCTTGAATTGATACGCATTTTGACG